ATATACAAAGAATGGGAGAAGATTAGGGTGGATTAACATACCTTATGAAAGAAAGAAAATAAATATAGATAAAAAAGTGATACCTGCTATTAGCGAAGATGTTGTAGATGTTATAGGTGATTTCCTAGATAAATTAGCTTCAAGGTATCCAAATATAAAAGTTATATAAAAATGGCAATAACAATAAACACACAACCTTCAAGTAACGATTTATTAAGTCCTTACAGACCTATAAAGATAACAGTAACTTCTGATAATAATACTTCTGATTCTGGAACGAACACTTATATTGGTGCTTTAAGTTCAGTCGCAGCTGTTCCTAATATTGATAACTTCATTTACACAAAAAAGGTTGCTTGTTACATATATTTAGATGGGAATGGTACTGCTGACAATGCGGGTAGTCCTATTATATTGACCCCAGATTTTGGTACTTCATATCAATTTACTTTCGATATTAGTTCTTATATAGCTGGTTTAGATACTTTGACTAATGACTTACAAAGTAATTCCACAGCCATAAGTTTTATTGGTAGAGATACTAATTCATTGAAATCTATTGTTTGTAAGTTTGACGAGATATTGTACTTCGACCCATTGTTAGACACTACTAATGGAACAGGATTGTTATATTACGCTTCTGACGTTGTGGATTCATATTCAAAGGCAACTTCTAATTCTTTTTTCTGTATTAATGGTGTTTGGCAATATGATGGCGTAACTGGTTCTTATGATGAGTTAAACAGGTTTAAAATTGCCACAACAGGAAATAAATACTTCCTAACGAATAACAGAAATCCTAGAGAAATTGGTGTAAATGATAGTGAGTATTTAAGTGGGTTTACTACTTTGACTGGAACTAATTATATGATAGTTCAAACATTTACAGGTAAAAACGCAACGGGTTCTTCTACAACATACGCAAGAGCTATGACATTTAATGCTAATAGATTTGATATACCTTGTGGTGCAAGTAATATAAATGCTACTAGTGGTTCTTGGTTAAACTTTTTAGGTGGAGCTTCTTCTGACCCTACTATAGATTCTTCTGTTGGTTCTTATCAAGTTTACTTTGTAGAAGCATTACCTTCGGTTACTTCATTGTCTGAAAAGATAACTTACAATGTAGATAATTCATGTTCTACCAACCATACTAGGATAAAATTCTTAAATAGACTTGGTGCTTTTGAGTATTTTACTTTTAAAGGATATAAAGATAGGTCTATTACTATAAGAAAGAATTACTACCAACAGAATTTAGATGATGGGTATTCTATAGGTTCAGGTGGAGATAGGGTTTTAGATATAGATAGTAGGACTAAGTTTGAAGTTTATTCACAACCAATGAAACAAGCTGATAGAATTTGGTTAGAAGAATTATTGGAAGGATATGAGTGCTTTGTTGAGGAAGGTAGTAATTATATTCCTATTAAAGTAAGAGCTGGTGAAACAAAGATAATAGACGAAGGAGCTGACTTAATGACTATTAAACTTGTTTACGAATACGCAAACCCAAATAGAAGACAAAATGGCTGATATTAGATTAATATTAACAGACTTAGGAGTAGATTTAGATGTAGGGCAAGGAAGGGAATTTCCTTTACAATTAAACTATACGGCTGGAAGTCTAAGAGATATAAATAACAGGACTACTAATTTCTCTTTAGATTTTAGGATTCCTGCTAACAAGAAAAATAAAAGTGCTTTAAACCATTTGAATGATGCAAATATTTTAGATGGTGCTAACATATTAAAGAAAACGCCTGTTGTTGTTTATGCTGATGGTATTCCTATATTTACAGGGGAATTTAAAGTTTTAGGGAAGGTAAACGACAGAGGGAACGAAGAATTTAATTGCATCTTATTAGGTGATGGGATGGATTGGGTGGAAGGCATGAAAGCTAAAACACCACAAAGCTATGATTGGGGTACTATTGCAACTTTAGATAAATCTAATATTGAGGGTACTTGGACTAACGATCACACTGATGGATACACTTTCCCATTAGTTCATTATGGTGCTTGGTCTGGTGATGGTGGTACTAGTGTTCTTGCTCAAGATTTAAGACCTTCACTTTTTATGAGGTCTTTCTTTGAAAAGGCTTTTAATGCGGAAGGATATACAATTCAAACCGACACTGATGATAATGACTTCTTTAATTCAACTACTAATCCTTTTGCGGATAATGTAGTATTTCCATTTACAGGAACAAATTGGAAAGTTGATCAAACTGACATAGACGACTACGATTTGGTAATGACTAGAGATGGAGTAAAGTCTTATAGTGTTAATTCTATATTGACTAAATTATATAAAGTAAGGAGATTGGTTACCCAAAAAACAGGTTCTTCTACTCAAAAAGCAAGTTTAGGTGGCGATCCTTCTGTAGATTGGAATGAGAACGGTAGGGTTTTTAGGTTCTATTTAGAAAACGATGTCAAAACTGAATTTGATAATTTTGATGAAAATAGTTACGCTATATTAAGGTTTAAAGCAGACGATAAGTTTACTACTGAGAAAGGAAAGGTATTTGAAATAATAGATTATGGGAGAGAAACAAGGTCTTCGGTTGTTACTTATGTAGATTTATATACTAATGTTACGCCTAATGAAGTTTCGTTTTTCGATAGTTTGTCCTATAATTTCAATAATTTAGATGGCTCTACTTTAAGAATTATTTCTACAAATATTGGTGGAGGTCAAAAAATAGATTTTGATACCGAAACGCCTTCGACTACTTTGTTTGATACATCTACTAATATATTCACAGCAGATAATTCAATTACGGCTAACTTTAGTTTTAGTTGTTTATTAGCTGGGTTGGACAATAAATCTAGGAATCGGGGTATATATACTTTTAAGTTTATAAAAAAAGATGGTGTAACATCAACTGAAACTGTTTTAAATCAAGAGTTTATAAATTTAACGGAAGACTTCAATAATGACCCTGTATCTACTATAACTGTTAGTGTTCAAACATTATTTTATACTAAAAATATTAAGTTAAATCAAATTCCATTCTCTATTGACACAGGAGATATAGATTTAAAAAGTGGAGATCAAATATGGGTTGAAATAGAATGTGAACCAGAAGAAGTTAGTGAAGGTTTTAGTAAATTATATGAATTGAGTTCAGAAGGAGATAAATTTACTACAACTGCTTATATTCAAAGCGCAGAGTTGAAAGTATTACCAATCGAATCTATAAAAAATGGATACTCACTAGGAGATATAGCTAACGTATTAGATGATAGATATAAAACTATTGATTATATAAAAGGATGTATTCATGCCTTCAATTTATTGATAAAAACAGACCCTCATTCTAAAAAAGTTATAATAAAAACTAGGGATGAGTTTTACGACACTCAATCTAATGCTGTTGATTGGACTGAAAAAATAGATGCTAAAAAGCAATATTTAATAGAGTATTTAGATGACTACAACAAGGATTTAGTTTTTAGATTTAAAGACGATGATAAGGATGGTTATTTAAAAGAAAGAAATGAAATACATAAGAATGTTGCTGGTGAATACACACATACATTAAGCGATAGGTTTGAAGAGGGTGAATCGAAAATGGAGAATCCTTTATTTTCATACACTTACCATATTGCAGATAAGAATATAGTAAATAAAAGAACATCTCCTGATGGTTCAAACTCTAAAGGAATATGGTTATCAAGAATGTGGACTGAATACGCTAGTTCAACAGAAGCACCACCTCCAGCTTATGAGTTTAAACCTAGATTACTTTATTACAGCTACGGAGTTCAATATTCAAATTCACCTAAATGGGTTTTTGAGGGAGAAGATAAAACTTCCGTTCCAAGTGCTTTGCCAAACTCTTTAAGTAGTGTGTTAGATTCTTATGATTATGATTTTACGGTCAATTTAGGATATAATAATTGGACTGACAATGGTTTATTCAAAACATACTATGAGAAGACTGTCAATACAATAGAAAAGTCAACTAGACTAGAATTGCCTGTTAAGCTATCTTTTAAGGATATAAATAACTTAGATATAACTAAGCTTATATATATAGATTATCCATCAGATATAAAGGGTTACTATATTTTAGATCGTGTTAAAAACTTTCTACCTTCTGCTAATGTAACCACAACTATTGAGTTAATCAAGAAAGAAGATCATGGTGCTATTGAAATAAATACCACACAAGATGAGAAAACTATTGATTTTAATGATAGAGAATTTGAAGGCGGTCGAGATTGGTACGATAAAGATGTAAAAGTTTGGAACACAGGTAAAGGTATAACAAGTAAAGATGAAATAGACACGTTTACCTCAGATAAGGAATTGTTTGTTAAAAACACAAAGAACGTAACAGGGATAAAAGATATTAGCGGTGCTTTAGTTGATGCTAGAAATGTTAAAGCAAACAAACAATCAAACACAACAAGTGCTGTATTAACTAATGAAGGAAACTACGCTCGTCCTAATAGTGGTAATATGGTTTCTGGTAGAGGTAATATCGCATCAGGTAGAAACCAAACTGTAATGGGTGAGTTTTCAGTGCCTAGTACTAAAAATGTAATGGCGGTAGGAGCTGGAACAAGTAAATCAAACAGATATAACGCTTTATCTGTTGGGCGAGATGGAATTGTAAGAGAAGGAAATGGTCATGTTGTTGAAGAAGTTAGTGGCAATATCCAAAATGTTTATGAAGAAGTTAATGGTGAAATGGTAAAAATTGTAATATAATGGCAGATAATAAAAAAGTAATAATTTCGGTAGTAATTAATGATGCTGGTGCGAAAACTAAGTTAAAAGGGATAAGCGATGAAACTGAGAACTTAGGAAATGGTGCTAATAAAGCTAGTAAAGGGTTCTTAGGATTAGGAAAAACTTTTACGGCAATAGCAAGAGGATTTGTTATAGTTAAGTCTTTTCAGCTGTTGTCTAAGGCTATCACAGAATCAGTTAAGATTCTTGCTGATTTTGAACTATCAATGGCAAAAGTAAAAGCTATTACAGGCGCAACAGATCAAGAATTTAAAAAACTAGAAAAGTCTGCACAAGAATTAGCATTAGGAACTATATTTACAGCTACTCAGGTTGCAGAATTACAATTAGCTTATGCTAAGTTAGGTTTTACAACTGAGGAAATACTAAACGCAACGGAAGCTACAACTAAATTAGCAACAATTACAGGAGATGATTTGGCAAATTCTGCTGACGTTGTTGGTGCTACTATCAGAGGTTTTGGACTAGATGCTCAAGAAGCGACAAGAGTGGTTGATATAATGGCTCAGTCTTTTAGTTCGAGTGCTTTGAGTTTAGAGAATTTCAAGCAATCAATGAAGACTGTTGCCCCTATCGCTAGTTCTGCAAATATTTCTTTAGAACAAACAACAGCTATGCTAGGCGTTCTTGCTGACGCTGGTATTAGAGGAACAAAAGCAGCAACTGGATTAAAAAACTTAATGTCACAGCTTACAGACCCTACATCTGATTTAGCTAAAGAATTAGGTTATACAGTAAATAATTCAGAAGGGTTGAACATAGCTTTTGAGGAATTAGTAAAAAGAAACATTGACCTAGCAAAAGCAACTGGATTAACTGATGAAAGGTCTAAAGCAGCTTTTTTAACTTTACTAAAAGGTAAAGATAGCGTAGATAAACTTAGAGAGTCTTTAGAAGAATCAACTGGGGTTAGTGATAAGATGGCAGACACAGTTGGGAACACTCTGTCAGGAAGCTGGGATAGGTTTAAGTCTTCTGTTGAAGGTTTTACTCTTAGAGAAGGTGAAGGATTATCTAAGATATTATCTACTGCTTTGAATAAGATGTCAGAGTTCTTAAACGAAACAGATAGAGGTTATCGTATAATGAAGAAATTTGAGGGAGCACAAAAAGAAATAGGACAAACTCAATCAACTCAAAACACTTCTACTGAAAAGCTAAAAGAACTCCTAAAAGCAAGTGGAGAACTTTACGACCAACAAGAAGCTAAATTAAAAAAGACTAGAGATTTATATAGAGAACAAAATAAAGAACTTTCAGATTTCGAAATCGTTCTAGGATTTATAACTGGTGAATTAGGAGAAACTACTGAAGAAAGAAAGGAGGAATTTAAAAAAATCAAAGAGCAACTAGAGGGGTATAGGTCTTTAAATGACGAGCAAAAAAGCGAATTAATATTAAGACAAGCTAGGTTAAAAGACTCTAGGACATTTCAACAAGAGGTAACAAACGAGATAAACAGATTAAAATCAGAGAGAAAAACAGTAAACAGCCTAGGAGAGGAATATGTAGATTTAACCAATGAGATAGAAAAATGGCAAAAGTTACTAAAAGATGGTGACCCTACTTCTCAATTATTAAAACAACAGGAAGATTTAGCAAAAGAAAGAAAAAAACAATTTGATGACGAACAATTCTTTTATAAATGGAGAAAAGAAGCCAACAAAGATAATTTAGAAAACTTAATACTCATAACTAAAAACGAACTAAAATGGCTAGAGCAAACAGATGAGTTTAAAAAGAAATCTTTAAATGAACAAATATTAATAAGAGAAAAGTTTCTAAATACAATAGATAATCTTTCTGAGAAGTTTGCAGAACAAGAAATAGACAGATGGGAGAGAATATTAAAGCCTATTGAAGATGTAAATAAAGAAATAGGTGAGATTCAAAAAATAAACTTAAACGCAGGAAGTTCTGATTTAGGAGAGGTTAAAGGATTCTTAGGTGTAATCTTAGGAGTGAAAGAAAAAGATTTAGAAAAATTTGAGGAACGCCTTCAAACAGCTGTTGAATTAACTCAAGCTTTTTCTGACACAATAGGATTAATAGCAGACGTAAGGCTTCAAAGAGTTGAGTATGAGAACCAAATTGCATTAGACAACTTAACTCAAAGATTAGCTACAGAAGCTAGAATGTTCGAGATAAATCATAACGATCAGTTAGAGTCTTTCATAGGCACGGAACAGCAAAAAGCTGACTTTGCTAAACAAAAGGCTTTAGAGAAATTAGAGTTTGAGCAAAAACAACAAGATGAGATAGATAAGATGAGAAAACAACAGTTAGTAGAAGAAAATAGACTAGCAAAACAAGCGTTCTTTGCTGATAAAGCGAACAATATTGCTAGAGCAATTCAAGGTACAGCATTAGGTGTTATAAACGCTTTAACGGTATTACCTCCTGCTGGTATTGCTTTAGCTGCTTTAATAGGAGCAACTGGTACTGCACAAGTAGCTACAATAGCATCTCAAAAATTTCTACCTAAAACTTTCCAAGACGGTGGTATAGTTAACGGTGCTTTACATCGAGATGGTGGTGTTCCTTTTACCGTTAAAGGGCAAGGTGGTTTTGAAATGGAAGGTGGTGAATACATCATGTCAAGAAAAGCTGTAAATAAAGTAGGCGTAGATTTCTTAGACAGAATTAACTTTGATGGAAAAGCACCTGACAATAGCTATATGTTTGCAAATGGAGGTGTTGTTCCTAGAGTTCAAAATAACGCTATAAATCAAGCTGAATTAGCAGATATGATCGGGGAAGCTATAGCTATGAGAATCAGCCAAATTCCTGTTATCAATGTAGCTACAGATACGTCTTCAATAAGTAGGAAAGTTTTTAACGCTCAATCAATGGCTACATTCTAAAAACATAACATAACGCTGTATAACTTTTAGTACACTAGTGCGTAAAAGTGTATAGTATTTAGTACAATTTTAATATATGAGATTTAGAACAGATGTATGCTTTTCAGGGAATCTATCAATAGAAAATATTGATGAGCATATTGGAGTAATCAAAAACGTGGTACTAGCAAGAGAAGGTATCGCTAAAGGTCATGGAGTTCATTTAGATTCAAAATTCATTGGAGATTTAGTAAGATTAGGTAATGAAATCGAGCAAGGTGTTAAAGCTAGGTTCGGTCATCCTAATATGTGTTCTGATGCTTTAGGAACTTACATTGGAAGATTTAAAAACTTTAGAGTAATTGAAGATAAGGCTTATGCTGATTTACACATGGACGAAGTTGCAAAGAAGAGTCCAAAAGGCGATTTGTATAGTTATGTATTTGGCATGGCTAGGAACAATGCTGATATGTTTGGTAACAGCATCGTTTTTAGAGCTGGTGAGTCTAGGTTTGAAGAAGTTATCGGAGAAAACGAAGAAGTTATTACTAAGGAATATACATCCATCGTTGCGTTAATGGCTTCTGACTTAGTGGATACTCCTGCTGCAACAGAATCTTTATTCTCAGAAGACTTAACTGCTGCTAAAGTAACTGAGTTCTTAGAGTCTAATCCAGAAGTAGAAGAAATTTTGTTCAACAAACCAGAGTTAATTGAGCAATTCTTAAATAGATATAATAATTATAAAACTAAAAAAAGTAAAATGGAAAAATCATTTAGCGAAAAAGTTAAGGAAGCTTTAGTTTCTTTCGGTTTGATTACTGAGAAAGAAAACGAAGTTGAGGAAACGCCAAAAGTTAATGAAACTGAATTATCTGAGGAAGAAGCATCAGAAGCATTAGCACAGATTGAAGAAAAGTTCAATGCTGAAAAAGAAGCTTTAGAAATTAAGTTTGAAGAAGAAAAGAACCACTTAGAAAAACAATTAGGTGAGTTGAACGAGAAAATCGAATCTTTATCAGCAAACATTACTGAAAAGGATGCTAAGATTGCTGAATTATCTGCAAAACCTACAGCTGTTGAAGGTAATGAGGATGCTAACATTAGTGGAGAAGAAAAGAAGTTATCTAAAAGTGCTCAAGTTTTAGCTGATTTTATTAAAGAAATTAAAGGATAATAACTATGAGTATTAAAATAAAATACATAAAAAATGGGAAAGAGTTAGAAGCGGAGATTCCTGAGTCTGACTTTCCACATTTTGAAGAGAAATATCAAGCTAAAAAGGTGGGTGGTTCTGCACCTAAAAAAGTAGAACCAAAAACTAAAAGTAAATAATTTTTAACTAAACAATTTAAAGAAACATGGCTGATTTAATGTCACACGCTCTGTCGTTTTCTAAAGAAAGTGTACAAGAGTATTTTATTAAACCATTGTTCGTTCAATCGGACATCAGAGAAATCGTAACTGTAAGAACAGATATTAAGAACTCTGAAAAATTAGATTTTATCGACAACTTAGAGAAGATCACTAAAGCTTATGCTCAAGGTACTTCTTTCACGTCTTCTACTGGTGTTACTATTACACAAAAGACTTTATCTGTTGTTGATATGAAAGCTCAAGTTGAGCAAAACGGTAAAGCGTTCTTAAACTATGTTAAAGAATCTTTATTGAAAAAAGGTGTAGATGAGAATGATATTGCTGACACTTTGTTCGAGCAAATCATCATGGAAATTTACATGGCAGGTATGGCAAGAGATTTACAAAGACAAATCTTCTTCGGTGATACTGTAAAAGAAACTAGAGCATCTGGTGTTCCAACTGGTACTTTAGACGCTGACTACAAAGAGTATAATGGTTTCTGGACTAGAATCATCAATGATTTCGATTCTGCTGCTTTACCTTCTGGTCAATATTTAGACTTAAACTCTTCTACTTACCAAACAACTGTTGCGGTAAAAGAAGTTGATACAGTAACTTTAACTGGTACTTCTGGGACTGCTAACGTTAACATCAACGGAGTAGATTACTTAGCTACTTTCGATACTGATTTAACTACAACTGCTGCTAACTTCGTAACATCTCACGCTGCTACTATCTTAGCTAGAGAAGGGAAATTAGTTGTTACTTCTAGTGGTGCTGATGTAATCGTTACTGCTGGTGTTGCAGGAATGGCTCAACAAGACCCAACTGTTGCTAACGTATCAGGAAATTTAGCAGGTTCTAACGCTAACACTACTGCTAATGTTGCTAACACTACTTTAAAGACTGATGCTTCTTTAACAGCTTTCAAAGCGTTATGGTCTAAAATGCCTAACACTTTAAGAAAGTTATTCAAGCAAGAAGGTAAAATTATGGTTACTTCTTCTGTTGCTGATAACTACACTGACACTATCGAAGCGTTGAATGGTTCTGATGCTGCTTACTTCACTTTAAGAGATGGAGAAAAGAAAATGGCTTTCAGAGGTGTTCCAATCATCGAAAGAGAAGAGTGGGATGAGCATATCGAAAACGATTTCGGTTCAGTAAGACCTCACAGAATCTTATTCACTATTCCTAGAAACTTAGTTGTAGGAACAGATGGTATTTCTGACGATACTAAGATTGAATCTTGGTATGAGAAGAAAGATCAAGTAAGATATGTAAGAGCTGAATACAAGGCTGGTACACAATACGTTCACGAGGATTATATAGTTGCTGCTTACTAGTATATTCTTTCATTTTCTTGGAGGGTGGTTTGACTGCCCTCCTACTTTAATTTTAACAATATAAATAAATAATATTATGGCTTTAGCTGCTGGATTATCAAAAGACTGTAATGCTAACTCAGGAGGTGTTAAAAGGATTGCAATAGCGAACGCTGCGGACGTAGCTTCTGTTGCATATACTTCTAACGTTGCTGCCGTTACTATGGGTACTGCAAAAGTATTCTACGAGTTTGAGTTTGAGCAAGATACAGCTGAGTGGAGAGAGAACGGTGAATTAATCAACGGTTCTTTAAAGTACACTCAAGAATTAGAGTTCTTCATTAGAAAGAACAACGACACTAACAGAACTGCATTAGCAGAATTAGGAAACAACTGTGGGTATGTTGTGTTAATGGAAGACATGAATGGAACTGTTTACATTTTAGGGCATTCTGATGCTTTAGGTGCTGAAAGACCTATGAAGTTGTCTGCTGACGCAACTTCAACAGGAAAAGAACTAACTGACTTAGCTGGTTCTACAATGACTTTAACTGCAATGACAACTACAAAGGCGCATACTTGTTCTGATGCAATTGATGACTTAATTTAACCATTTAGGGGAGGGTTTAAACTCCCCTTATTTCTTTTAAAAAATAACTAATATGGCGCAATATAAGATCAAAAAGGGACATGAATTAGATTCTACTTGGATTGGCAGAAAGAAATACGTTTTAGCCGAGTGTAGTCAAGGAGATTTATCTATGTTGTATAGTTTAGGAAACGCTTCCATTGAAGTAATAGAGCCTAAAAAAGAATCTAAGAAAGTAAAAGAAGAAGAATCGCCTAAAGATGGAGAATAGCCAACTAGATAATAATCCTACTAATATTGAGTCGTTTTCATCTAGTGTTATTACAACATCTAGTGCTTCGACTATTAAAGAAGAATCTAAGGTAGATCACAACCCTAGAGACTACGTTGCATTTGGTAACGACAATCTATTTCCACAAGGATTAGCTATATTAAATAGGAGGGCAGTAACTCATAGAAGTATCTTAGAGAACAAAACTACTTATTCTCTTGGTAGAGGATTTATAACAGAAGGTAATGCTGAGTTAGAATCTTTTATTAAGAAAGTAAATAACAATAGAGAGTCTTTAAGAAAAGTCTTAAAAAAGATATTTAAAGATTGGTATTCGTTTGGTAATGCCTACTTAGAAGTTGTAATCGCTGGTAATTCTGTTCAGTTTTACCATCACGATGCTACAAAAGTAAGAATACATAAGAATAGAACTCATGTAATTATACACCCAGATTGGAGACAATATGAAGGTAAAAAGAAGTATGCAAAGGTTTTACCTTTATATCCTGAGTTCGAGGAGATTGATGGCTATAAAAGAGCTATATTTCACTTTAAGCAATATGAACCTGAGTTCTCTGATTATGGAATTCCTTCGTGGGTTGCTGCCTTAGATGCTGCTGGTATTGCTTATAAGACTAATAGATGGAACTTATCAAGACTAGAGAATGGGTTTAGTGTTAGCGGTGTTTTAGAGGTTGTTGGAGATATTGGTGTAGATAAAGCAGATAAGCTTAAAAAAGACTTAAAAGAAAGACATCAAGGTGAAGATAACGCTGGTGATATATTATTGATTACTAAACAGTTTGGAGAAGCTGGTTCGGGGACATCATTTACTCCATTAATTCAAACTTCTGATGGTGAATGGATAAACTTGCACGAACAGTCTGAATCTGAATTAGTTGTTGCTCATAACTGGTTTAGATCATTGAGTGGTATTTCTGATTCAACAGGATTTGACACTAAACGTATTAGGAATGAGTATCAAGTAGCAAAGAATACTGTTATTGGTGAGAATCAAGATGCTATCTTATCTGAAATAAAATATTTAATAGAGGAACATAGTAATATAGATTCAGATGCTTTAGAATTTAGAAATGAAAGCCCTGTGACATTGCTAGATTTGATAGATGTTAATTCCGTTGTAACTGTTGATGAAGCAAGAGAAAACAGTTTAGGATTGTCTAAGTATCACGATGCTGAAAAGGGTGGTAAATTAATAGCTGAAATTAGAGAAGAATCAATGTTGAGAGGTCAGCAAAAAGATACTCCTGAAACACAAAAAGATGGCGATACAGATAACTAATAACAAAAGAACGATAGACTTAATATACTCGGGCAATTCAGATAAGTACTCTATACAGAAAGAGAACATTACTTTAGAAAAAAGCTCTGATTATGTTGTTATAGTTGATTCTGGTAGAGTCCCTGCAAAAGAGTATAAAATATTATATACAGATGTAATACCTTTACCCGCTAGTGCAGATGAATTTTACACTACTTTATTATCTTATGTAAATAGCAAAGGAGCAAACAGTTCAACTATAGTTACTCAAGCAGTAACAACAGTAAATGTTGAGGTTTTAGCTGCTAACGAAGGTACTGTAGGTGCTAGTTTTGTTAATTTATCTAATAAAGATGCTTATATTTTATTAGGTAGTGGCACTGCTTCTGCAACAAATTATACTGTTAAATTAGTTTCTAATGATGGTGCTGTGTATGAAATGCCTTATAATTATTCAGGTGCTGTTAATGTAGTATTTTCTAATACAGGTACAGGCAATTTAGTAATTACAAAATTTAGTTATGCCTTTATTTAATCAAACAACAGATGGAAAGTTAGGAGAATCAGGATATGCCCATACAGGTGCGTTTGCTGGTAAGCCTTTATCTAATAATTTTGTTTGGGAATCTGGAACAGGTATAGAGTATAATGCTGCTGATGTAGCTTCAGAAAGGTACAAAGTATTTTCATTAGACAACGATGTACACAACTCTGTTGATAATCCTTATTGGTCAACTCCTGATGTGTCAAGTTCATCTAATGTAGATTTGTTTAACGGATATGCTTTACCTGATGGAGTAACTTCTTTATTAGATTATACATTTGATTTTGACACTGAGTATCCCTCTTCTACAGGAACAGGTTTTGAAGGTTCTACAGGTAGAATTAGACTAAACGACTGTAAATACGGAGACCAATTAAGAGTAAGATTTGACTTTAATGTAATACCACAAATATCTAACACTACTATAGAACCTGCACTTTGGTATTCTAATAGAAATGATAACGATGATATTACTTTTACTTTTCCTTTGACTTCTTCTCCTGTGTTTTTTGGGACAGGAACTGTGGGAAACACTTATTTAAACAGGGTAGATATTTCTGCTTGGATTATATCAAACGAAGATGTTAATGCCTTAACTCTTCCAGCAATTAAATCAGACAACCCTGTAATTATTCAACCACTAGGAATGTTAGTAACAATATTAAGGTGATATGGCTATAAAGATAAAAAGAAATGAAGCAGGTAACTGTATAACTTTTGAAGGCTCGTCTAACCCTGTCTATTGGAACTCTTGCTTGTCTAGTGAGGTGGATTCTGTAAATACTAACGCTATTAACGTAATTAACGATATTAGAACAGCTCAAAATGGTTCTAATTTTTATGAGTTTTACAGAATACCTTATACAGATTTTTTAGATGCTGATGGCAACCCTTTTGCAAGTCCATCAGACTGTGTGAATTATATAAACCAAGAAGCAAATGTTTTAGAAGCTACTTTAGCTGGTTTTCTTAATTTAGAGAACGTATCAGGTTCAAGTGATAAAGTTGACCTAACAAGTGTTACGAGTCAAGAAAAGATAGGCGGAGGAATTAAATTTACTGCTGGTAGTAATATCCAATGTGGGCAACCAGTATTTTATAATTATAGTTCTACAGGTGTAGTTACAGCAGTATCGGCTGGTACTTTACCATTACAACACGATTACATAGGAATAGCTTTAAAAACAGTTACAACAGGTCAATCAGTAAACGTACTAACAAAAGGTTTAGTAACAGCAAGAAGAGATACAACTTACTTAACTTCATCAGAAACTGTAATCCTAAACAATATATCGAACAACACTACAAGGAACTTAACTAACTCTACAACTTTTGTTGATAGTGGAGCTACAGGTGGGGATTATACAAGTAACGAAAATTATAGTATAACTTTTGATGCACAAGAAGGTTATACAGTAGATATGATAGTTAATGATTTTAAGTTTGAACATTCAACTTATAGAATGTATGATAGGTTAGGCATTCAAGGTTCTAATGATGGAGTTAATTTTAATAATTTAAGTGTACAATGGTTGCAAAAATCAACTACTTCTACACCTACATGGAGTGATAGTTTTTTTGGTAGCAATACTTGGGATAGTACAGGTGCTGATAATGGATATATTTTACCTAAAGATACAGCTCGAGCAATTTTATTATCAAGTGGTACGTTCCCTGTAACAGTTAATACAAGTTATAGATACATAAGATTTTATTTTAGGTCAGATAGTAGTGTTAATGATGATGGGTGGAATATTACCTTACAACCTAACACACCTTATCCTTCAAACGTAGAATCGGTTGCAGAGGGAACTACATTATATTTAGATAGTACAGATTTCACAAAAGTAACCACAGACGATACATCTCAAATAGTTGTAGGTTATTGTGCATATAATAAAGCAGAAAATGATAGTATATTTATAAGAGTTTGATAATATAAAAATGGAAGAGATATTAAAAACATTAGCTGAGAATATAGAAGGTAGTATAGTTAGTTCTATACTACTCTTTTCTATTGCATTTATTTATATATTCAGAAAGAATATACCTCAATGGGTAAATATTATAATCAAAGGTAAGAAAGAAGAAAAGCATATTAATAACCTAAAAGACCATGATATTTTCACTACCTGTTCTAGAGTAAAGACAGAAGTACACTTAATGAAGTTTTACACAGATGGAGAATACGATGCTACTAAAACTAGAATGTGTGGTGATTTTGCTAGACACAAAGTAGAAGTTTGTAGCAAGAGAATAGAAGGGTTTATATCTAATGATTTATTAAAATTAAGTACAGATGCTCTAAAGAAATTAATCTTTGCTTTACAGACTGCTATGCACGAAGAATATGTAGCTAAGATTAAAGCAGACTGGCTTTCAAAAGGGATTCCTAAAGAGGATGTAGATTATGTTATTATGTTGTTTGAAAAATTCAGATATGACGTTATAATGAGTTTTGAGAATCGTATCAATTCTATTTTTGGAAGCACCTATCATAAAGACAACTTTGATAGAGTTTTAGCCGTATTAGAAATGTGGTCTATGGGTATAGATTTATTACCTAAAGATATGCTTACTACGTTTGAAACTTTGAATGGTAAATTTAAAAAAATAAAATATTAATATAATATGCAATTCGTTACAGCACAACAAGTCATAGACAACGCCTTTACTAACACGAACACAGACACTAATTTAATTAAGACTACTCAAATAGAGCAGACTCAATTAAACCATATAAAACCAATATTAACAGAAGATTTATACGATCTTATTGTAACTGAAAATAACGCAAGTTCTTTAAGTGCTGTGAATCAAACTATTTTTGATACTTATATAGTTCCAGCAATGTATTGGTTTG